TCGATAAAGCAGATCGTATGAGCGGTCTCAATATCGGAGGACTCCATTCTTTCGTAATTCTCGACAGCAAGTCTGACGGTACTGTTAGTAAAATAGAGACACCATTCATTCATCCGTCTGGCGCACGCGTAAAAATGTGTCTGTCGGAACTGAATGAGGTTATCTATCAGAATTATAAGAGTTATATCAATTCTCTCGGTCTCGATATCGGTGATCAGATTACTGGATTCTTCGAAAATACGAATGAAGTTAATTCCATTATCCACATCGCTGGTTTCTCTAATATTTCTAAGATTTCAGAAATTCATAGGAACCGTCTTCACTACCTCAAAGAACGCGCAAAGCTCTCTTCGGAAGAAGACAGAGTGGGAGCAGGTCTCAAGAATATTGAAGAAGACTCAATGTGGGTAAAAGAACACTACAACGTAGATACGAGTAAATCCGCTCTCGATATTCTGAGACTTGGTAAAGAATCTAACTCTTAATTTTAGAAATCAATAAAGAGTGGCTACAAAGCCACTCTTTATTTTTTTATGAAAATATAATATTTTTATAATTTTCAATATCGATAGCTGCATTTCTCAAGGTATCAATCAAGCTTTCTATTTCTGTTTTCATTTTATCTCTATATAGAATATTTAATCTATTTTGAACTTCTGGTCTAAGTTCTGAAAAAGAAGTTGTTGAAAAATTAACAGCAACATCTCCAATTCTGTTAAAATCCGTTATTTTCACGTTGGTATTTGTTTTAAAATTTTCTTTAATAGTATTCAGTGCTGTTACCATCGTAGTAATATTTTCTTCTAAACTTACATTAGGATCTAAATTCATTGTTTCCTCCTTATACTCTCATTATTGTCACACTATGTCTAGCTCTGGTTATTGCTGTATATAGCCATTTTGGATACATAGGATCGTTTCTGTCATACTCATCGATGATCAATACATTATCCCATTCACTACCCTGACTTTTATGTACAGTTAATCCATAACCAAAATCTACGAAAGCTATACTTTCATCTTCCGATACTAAAAGATTTTCGTCATCTCCGTATAGAAATATATTTTTATCTATATTCGAATCGAAAAATATATCTTCTTCTATATAATCCGGTTTAAATTTTATTCTTAAATAGTTTTCTTTTTCTTCAGAATTTTCAATAGATATACAATTTAATCCATTTACCAAAAATATTGGTATATCCTCATACTCTAATTCATAGAAATAATTGTTTTTTAAACATACTAATTTTTCATCTTTTACAGGAAAAATTGTATCTATTTTTCTTTCATCTCTCACAATTTTATTTATGATACGGCGGGTTTCGTTTTTCCAACACAATATTATATCATATTTTGAATACTTATCTATCTCATTTTCAGATATTATTCTAGATTTTTTATATTGTTTATTTTCGATAGGTTTAGATTCCCTAGCAAGCGTAGCTAACTCTAATATCCCAGAATCGTCGTTTTGTCTCATAACCTCTTTTAGAAAAACATCTGGTTCTTCTATATATGAATTTTTTCCATATATCGGAGGAAGTTGTCCAGGATCTCCCAATCCTATTACTGGAATATTAAAGCTCAATATATCTTCCATCATTTTATCGTTAATCATAGAAAGTTCGTCTAATACTATAAGTTTAACAACTGATGGCAAATTGTTTTTTATTTTAAATCTATATAATCCTTTTTGATCTTTGTAGATGTTATAGAATGTGCGATGAATTGTATTTGCTATATTTCTTTTTCTTCTTAGAACATTCACTGCTTTTCCGGTATATGCAGAAAACAATACATTATATTTAGCCAAACCTAATATTTCAATTATCATATTTACAATGGTAGTTTTACCAGTACCAGCATAACCGCCAATAACAAACAATGGTTTTTCTGAAGAATCGGAGAAGTACCATTCTATCGCAGATTCTATAGCACTTTTTTGATTATTTGTCAAAATCATAATACTCTCCTTAAAACCATTCATTATAATGTAAAAATAAAAACGTCATAATTTATATTATCCGTAATAACTAATACAAATGATTATATATTATTATAGTATGACAGGGGATCGGTCAAACGATCTCCCCGGGCGGCCGGTCAGGTTAGTGAACCTGACTGGCCACGATGTTACCGTCGTTACCGACGACGGTAACATCGTTATCCCGGCTGAACCCGGGGCCGTCGCGCCCCGTGTTCAGCGGGGAACGCCTCAGGTCGGTCGTTTAACGACCGACCTAGGCGATTTCGACGTTTCCGTCTGGGTAGACGGAAACGTCGAAGGTCTCCCGGAACCTGGAGACGGCATAGTATATGTCGTCTCCACCCAGGTGCTACTCGCAGCACCTGGGCGCCGGGATTTGGTGTCTCCGGACACCAATCCCGGTCGGGTTGTCCGGGACCCCAACGATCCATCAAGGATCGTCGGGGTCCGCGGATTCCAGGCTCTCCCTTAAGAAAGGAGAGCCTGGCCGGGAGGCGAATGGCGGCAGGTTAGCCGGGGAGACAACAAACCCTGCCGCCATTTTTTTTTATTTTTTTCTCTACATTATTATAGTGATAAAAATTTATTGTATGAATAATGGAGGAAATAATTATGAATTTTAGTGATCTACCGCAAATACTAGAAGGATTTTATATCGAAATAGGAAGCAACGATTTTCCTGTGAATATGAGTATGAATCAATTGTTCGGTTTCAACTATCCACCGGGAACTCCTAACAACGATCCGATCTACAGATATACGATGAATGACGTAGAAAACGCGATGACTATTCCTAGAAAGATTATGAATACAACTGTCAATCTAGGCGGTAAAATACCTGTTTTGTATCTAGAAGGTTCTGTTAAAAAACTAGATGGAACACCGAATGCTACTGCTCAAAAAGCTATAGCAGAATTAAATCCCGTGGATATTCCTACGGCAAACGTTTTCAAAATTTTGAATTACATTTTTTCTAGAATGAGTACTGTTGGAAATAACCCCACTAAGCAAGGATTTATAAATTTAGGCGATCAAGAATTGGGTGACAATGTTCCAGGAAGTACTACATATATCAGTAGTTACAAATTAGGTTCGTTGAATATTGTCCAATCCAGTCAAGTTGGAAGGTTGAGTAGAGTTACGTTCGAAGCCTACATGGGTGTAGGAAATACGATTTCTAGAACATTCATAGTTTATTTTAGTGCAGATAGTTTTGTAGAACGATCTAATGCTGTTAGGTGGGAAGTGTATAGGTATGTAGAAGACGGAACCGGATTTATAGTAGATCCTGCAGATCTTGCATACTATCCTGGTGATGGAAAAATTACACAAACCGAATTCAATCAAAATATTATTTCTATAGTATTTAATAAATTGAAAGAAGGAAAATATAAAAGCTATAAAGAAATTAAAGTTAGGAGAAAGTACTACATATTCCAAGGTGGAGTAAATACAGGAAATTACGAATTTGCTTTTGAACAATTCTTCGTTTTTTCTTCAAAGTTAGATATAAGCAACGAAGAAGCGTTAGAACAAATAAGGTTATATCTTATACAAGTTGTTGGAAACATGGAAATATTGAGAGATATTTATCCCGACTTATTCCCAACTTGTACGATAGTAATAAATCCATTGTGGGATAATGTTGTAGAATTACCAGGCGGAGTCGATCAAGTAGTACATTCGCTGACGATAAATAATTTAATGTTAAAACTCCAAAACTTAGGAATAAGTTATAATTATGAAAATATGTCTACTAGACACAATATAGAAATATTCTATGTAGAATGTAGGCCGGATGATCAATATATGAATCCTATGTTTATATTCCCACTGATTGCAAGAGATGTAACTAACAGTTTTAATTTCCAAGGACCTATAGCAAAGACATATCCGGATTATAGACCGTATGAAGTAGAAACTATTGTTACTAATTGGCAAATGTTTAGACATCTTTTAGTAGTATGTTTAGGAATATTGAATGGCAATTTAAATACTAACGTCGTCGGGCAATACAATCAGTATTCGATGGATTATATACCAGGAGGAACCGATCCAGATATAATAAGTCTTGTTGGAAATTACGACGCTGTATCATTTGTTCATTTAGGAGTCAAATGGCTAGTGTGTGGTAAATAAACGTTGGAGGTCGTAATTATGGCTTTAGAAAAATTGGAATTGGGAAATTATTACCATATTGAATTCAAAGAACCGTGGAAAAGTAAACTTAAAAACGCAGAAAAGAATATAGTTGTAGTAGCAAAAACTAATAGATTCGGTTTGACTAAATATGGTGTAGCTAAAGAATCTGATATAAAAACTTTATATTTCGATCAGTTAAATTTACCAATAAATTTTTACATAACAAACATTTCGGACAATACTGAAATATTTGTTTGTAAAAAGATATTATCGTTCGATCCACTTGTAGAATCTAGTGGAGATGAAGAACAAGACGGTAACATAAAAAATTTTATATTTTATCCTATCACAATGATAGATTTATCAAATTGTGACGAATTTTATAAATGTAAAAAAATAAATTATGATATAAAAAATATAATAAGAAGATTGCCAACTCTAAAAGAAGAAAGTGAATTTTTAGAATATTCTCTAAAAACTATAAAAGAACGTTTATCGGTAAGCGACATTTTTTTCGGAGAAGAACTTGACGTCAATGTAAAATACAATAATGTATTGGTTCAAAAGACTATTATAGATAACAACGACAACGAACGAGAAAGTAAATACGAAGAATATAAAAACGCTTTATTACAAAATAAAGTACAAGAAGAATACAAAGAAAATCTATACTTACAAAAACTGAGAGAAATTGAAGAGAAGAAATCGGAATTAAATAATGCTATAAACGATGCTAATATTGCTAAAAATCGATTTCTTACAGAGTACAACAATCTCATGACAGAAAAGAATGTTGTTGTAAAAATGTTTGATATAATGCGCATCATAGTGAACAGGTTAATATCCGAAGGATATGAAGTTCCTACGTTTGAGCAATTATATCAAGAAGCGTTAAATCAACTAAACAACGGATAAATAATATACAGGTCCTCGTTGCGAGGACCTGTATAATTTTAGTTAGTAATATTAGAATTTTTAATCTTTTCAAGAAATGCACTAATAGCAGTTTTGCTATTATCTTTTGATTCTTTTAGAGAAGATGAAATATTGTTAATCATAGTGTTAAAATCTTCACCATAGAGTTCTTCGATCTTTTTAATTACATTATCGCGTTTTTCTGTAATTGTGATGTATTCGGTGATGAGGGCATTATTATCTTCTTCTACAGCAGCGAGCAGTGTCTCTAATTTTACATCCTTCAAAAATTCGTTGATAACATCTTTTTTCTGAATTTCCTCAATTGTCGCACCATCAACCTTATTAAGGTTCTTTTCAGCATTAACTTCAATTTCATCGGTTAATTCAGCAGCATTCTCAAAACTGAGTTTATCGTTCTCTACGAGATTTTTAATAATTTTTTTATTAAAAATAACCGGAACTCTTTTAGCCAACTGTTTCATCATTACAGCTTGTATCGATTTACTATTCATAGATTCCTCCGAAAATTTTATCTAAACTATATAAATGTTATCTATTAAAAAGTATAATATCTATAACACTACTATAGTAAAGGAGAAATTATGAAAATTACTGATTTATATAGAGAAAAAATGGCCGATATACTCGGCGAACTATATAAGGGTTTAATACCTAGAGAGAATTTTTTAAAATTAATAGACGCTATCATTGAAAAAAAGAAAAAGAATTTTCCTGTACTGAAATTGAGAAATTTATATAAATTTACCGAATTCAAAGTTCCGCTGAATGATATTCTCGAAGTTATAGAGAAAGAACATTTGTGTTGTGGAGCTAACGGAACTTTAACTTATGATTACAATACCAAAGAATCTAAGATAACTAAAGAATTGATAAATATTAAAAAAGAACGAAGAATATTTACTGACAAGGCTATTGAAGCTGAAAGTAAGAACGATTTTGCCACGGCCAATTTTTATAACAATCTCAGTAACTATAAAAAGACTCTAATGAATTCGTTCTACGGTATACAATTGCAAAGAGGATCATTTCTATATAATCCTGATACGGCAACTATGATAACAACACAAGCAAGAGAATTGATATCAGAAATGATGTGGTCCATAGAACGTTTCATAATGTCAAATTTTCAATTTGCTACGTTTGACGAAATATTTTTGTTTATAGATTACTGTATAAAAGATTCTGTCAATATAAAATCTGTGAGAGAATATATTACATACGTTCCTACGTTCAAAGATGTATATAGACGTTTTTTATATTTATCTTCTACGGTAGAAGGATGTAAAAACTATTTGTTAAAAACATCTAAGTTTACATTCAATTTATTGAAAAAAATGACTGACGACGAACGTATAACATTTTTTTATAAAAGTAATTTCTTTGAACTAATAAGGTTAAATCCAAAAGTAAGACTATTGATAGATTCTATAGTAGAAAAAGATGTAGAGTTTATGGAACCTATGAAAATTCCTGAAGCGATAAAATTCGAAATGGAAACTTTAAAAGTTTTAGCAGATACTTTAATATATTCAAAAATGACAACGTATGACAGGGTTGAAAAGTATGTAAATAGGGATAGGTTTACCGTAATACTCAGTGATACCGATTCTGTTATAATAAATTTAAATCCGTTTATAGAATTTTATTGTTCTCTACACAAAGATAAAGTAGCTGAAATAAAAAAAGAACAAAACGTTTTTAAACTAGTTAATGTAATGTCGAACTTGTGCACACATTTAACTCGCGTGATGGGAGATTTATATTGTAAACAGTGCAATGTTCCGAAGGAAATGTGGCAGCACATAAATATGAAAAACGAATTTTACTTTAAACGATTGATACTTTATTCCGACGTTGCTAAAAACTATGCAGTATATCAACGATTGCGCGAAGGAACTCTCACGGATAAAATATCTTATACCGGTTTAAAACTTTCTGGTTCTACTAAAAATAAGATAGTACAAGAATACATACAAGATATTATAGAAAATAAAATATTGAAAAGCGAAACTATCGATAGTATAAGTATTTATAAAGACGTTGTAAATTTGGAAAAACTATTATACAATAGATTAGAAGAAGGAGACTATACACTTGGTCTTTTAAATAGATTTTCTGGAGAGGGCGGTTATAAAAATGCTATGACTGTCGCACAAGGTAGAGCGGCAATAGTGTGGAATAAATTGTATCCTGACGATCCTATCAATATAGACGACTATGGTTACGTTTTTAGTACATCGCTATTGACTTTAGAAGATTGTAAAGAAATAGAAAAGGTAGATAAAGAAATTTACAAGCGAATAGAAATAGAAATATTTGGCGATCCTCGATTGTCGAAATACGGTCTGAGTAAAATAATGATACCCAAAAGCGGATCAACTTCTAAGATACCTAAATGGTTGCTTCCATATATAGATAAAGATATGATCGTCAGAAGACATATGCAACCGATCATATCTCTACTACCGTCAATAGGCATTTATAAATCTAAATTAAGTTCAACGGAATTTAATTATTCGTCGGTTATAAAATTTTGAACGAGGAGGTTTTGATAGTTCCATGCTCGTAAGAAGATTTTGTGAAGATAAGAATATAAATAATAGTCCATTCATGAATGAAAAGATAATAACTTGTGCTCGAACTATCTATATAGAAACCGCTAATATAACTTCGACGTTGGAAGAACACAATTCTATATTTGATGATATTAGACAAGATGTCACGATCATCAACAAAGTTTTTATAAAAGGAATTCCGTATATTCCTAACGTCGAAGGAATATTTGATAAAAATAAATCTATCGATCAAGAATATACTAGAAGTTTCGTAAAAACAATAATTACCGGATATATATCTTCAAATAAATTTAAGACTATGTTGACTTTAGAAGAATTGACTAATCTCGACAACGTTGTGTTCAATCTCGAAAATATTATAATAAGCGGATATGTAGAGTCTTGTGAAGATTTAGTAGATAAAAAATATATTGAATTCAATACAACCGTTATAAATTTTTATGAAAATCACATAGTTTCTTTGAACGATAGTAAAGACGGAAACAATAATCTTAATGTTATAGTTTATGATCCGCTAGAATACGTTCCGAATTTTTGTAAAGATATATCTTCTTTATCAACAGATAGTTTTGTTAAAAAGAGATTACTCAACGATTTCTTAGATGATCAAACAAAAATAAAATTCGTGTCTAGAATTGGCGAAAAACCAACATTTAATTTCATGGATGTTTCAGAAAATTCTTTGATTATTCCTAACAAAATTTATAATGTAGGAGGTGGTAAATCTTCCGGAGAATTTATGATAGATTTGTACATGGATTCTAAAGAGATTCATAACGTTTTATTTAAAGACGAAATAAGATCGTTATTCGATAATTTTGTTTTAATATATGATAGTTCTCTAGGAATGAATATAAGAAAAATAATAGTACCAACTCCAAATATGAATAGTAATAAAACAAAACTTGATATAAAAAATATAATAAGAGATTTTAGAAGTTTTTCGCACTATTTGTACGATAAGTATAAAACAGAAATGAGAATAATTTACAATTCTAGCGATAGATTAAATAAGTCCGTGATAATATTCAGAAATTCCAATTTTCCGTTAAACAATATAGAATATATAATGAATAAACGGGAAATATTGGAAAATTTTATAATACGAGCGACTACAGAAGCGAACGATACTAGTAATAGTATAATTATAAAGACAAAAAATTTTAAGGAGGTTTAGTTATGGCTGATAAACAACAATCGTCGTTATCAATTCCCGTTTATAGATTTTATTCTGCTAACAAAGAAGATAATACTAGTTTGAATCTTTCTGTTTGGAAGAATAAAATTGTATTTGAATTCTTGAAGAAGAATGGAGATAATTACGTACGACAACCCGTTTACGTAGATTTTGAAGTTGTAGAATTTATTTACTCTCTGCTCGAAAACATCGCCAAAGATCGCTACAATAAATACAAAGAGGGTAAAAAATATCAAGACGTTATTTTTAAGATTGATAATTCATACATCGATAAAGATACACAAGAGATCAGAAAGAACGGAAACTTCATAATCAAAACGGTTGATTTCGAAAAAGAAAAAAGAATCAATATATCATACGATTCTGGTACTGACGTGTTTTCAGTAACACTCGCTTCAAGATTGTTACCAAAAATTGTCGAAGAAAAATATTATTCTAAGAACGTAGATCCCAACGACGGATTGTTCTTCTTATTTTGCAAAATGTTGAATGATATTATTAGAAGCATTGCGATTTACGCCGGATTGAACAGAATTGCCGAAATTCTATTTTCAAACAATAGGGGGAATTCTGGCAATAAATCATACGGTAAAAATTTTAGCGGCGGAAGCGAATCTGTGAGAGACGAAGAGGAAGTTTTCTAAAATCGAATATACTAAGGAGCTTAAAAAATAGCTCCTTAGTATATTTCGGTAGTTTTTTATTGTATCTATAACACTAAAATAGATTAATAATAGGAGGATTTTACATCATGGATGTTGAACTAGACAATGATAATAATAAAAACCGTAATGAATCGAATCGCAATAGCGAAAATACTGTCATGAGACCGACCGTAATCGGCAGGGAACGATTAAACGATATTATAGATCAGGTTAACAGAAACGGAGAAGTAGAACAAGAACCGGCAATGTACGTAGAAAAGCAAACGAAATATGAAATGAGCAAAGAAGAACAAACCAATTATCAAGAATCAAAGGAACATGTCGAACAAGAAAAAGTTGTAGAAAAACTTAAAGATAAACAAAAACCGGAAGTTGTTCTAGACGACGGAAGCGACGATGACGAAGAAATCGTTATTGCTGAAACCGATGATACTAAAAAAGTGAAAGACGAAGAATTTGATGATCAGATAAAAGATATTGATGAAGATTATGCAAATAATTTTGGAGAGATCTCTGATTCTGACGAAAACGAAATTAAACCTGATAAAAACGGAGTACTTCCCGATTCGTTCGAGGTAGAATTAGACGATGGTGAGGATGAGAAAAAAAGAAAGTTAGAAGAAGATAAGATTTTTAAACAAGCGAAAGAAGTGTATAGGCACTCGACAAACAACACTATTAAAATTCTAAAAGATGTCAAATTCAATCCAAACGATATTAGATTGTCAGAAATGAATTATTCTGACGACGATTTTAGAAAATACTATTTGGATACTCGCTATAATATTCTTAGTGCTCCTAGAGCAGTACGAGTACCTTTAGTGTTGTCTGGATATTTTGCAGACGTATCTTCGTATACTCAAGGTGATTTCATTTCAGTAAACAGAAATGCTAAATTGAGTACTTTTGTGAGAAGAAAAGAATTAACGATTAATTCTTTATTTTCGCACGTAATTTATACTTCTCTGAGAAAAGATATCGATTTCGATTTCTTCATTAATAATACCAAATTACCAGATCTCGATGTGTTGTATTTTGGAGCTTATGATGCCAACTTCTATGGAGAAAATACATATACGTTACGATGCGACGAATGTGGAAACGAATTCGAATATTCTACTTTGAACGAAGATCTCGGAGTTATATATGACAAAGATGTACCAGAAGATTATTTGAAAAAACTTTTATATATGAGAGATCAAGAAATTTTAGAAAATCCTCTCTATAAGAAATCGAATAGAATCGTTAAGAGAATATTAAACAAGACTAAGATCTACGTAGAACAAAAAGTGCCGACAATCAAAGATTATCTAGAAACTATTAAAGCTCTGGAACAAATCTCGAAAGTAGATAAGAGTGCAGATATCAATGTAGAAGATATAGATAATCCTTTGTCAGACGATTATATTTCGTTAAGAATGTTTTTGTACATAAACAAAATTGGACTACCGGTACCTAGATCTGTCAATAATAAAATTAAAATCAAATATGTAGAAGTAGTCGATAAATATAAAATAATAAATATTTTATTAAAGCTAGATCCTATGGACTTCGATTCTCTTTTCGTAGGGGAAGAAATTAAAGAATTATTTAATCTTTCTAGTATAAAATTCTTTATAAAAGGTGCAGTTTGTACCAATCCAAATTGTAAACAGAGAATTGCTCCTATACCTTTAAAAATGGAGGAGCTCTTTTTTTTCAGGATTGGGGCGCTGATGAACCGGTAAACGATTACAACGTTTCTAAATTTACTATAAAAAACAATACAGATATACCTTTGGAAATAATGAAACAAATAGACTCGCAAATAAGATTGTTTGACGGTGACTATACTTTAACAGAAATTATGAATATGGACATTCCTTTTAAGAGAGCTCTCGTGAAAGCTAGATTAAAATCTATAGAAGAATCGAGGGCTCGATTCAAAGAAGCTGGTGAAGTTGATAATTATATTAAAGGTGAAGTTTCTGGAGGTTTATTAAAATAAATTTTCGTCAGCGCCTTGAAATGAGGTGTGAAAATGAATTTATTAGAGTACATATGTGAGATGAATGAAAAAACTGATTTAAATTTGCAAAAACGAGATTTATTTGATGTTAGGCTTACTAAACCTGTGTTTAACGTGTATATGCTTATGAATCGATACAGCGAAGAAAAAAACAACAAAAAAGTAAAATTGCCAGACGAAATAAAAATAGTAAAATTAAAAGATGGAGAATATGTAAAATTCATATTTAGAACATCTATCGATGTCAAATCGTTAACAGATTGTATAATAAATTTAGCGTTGGTAGATGTGATTGAAATGGAAGAACTTGACGAAAACATCGTTCTTACTATAAAACTTTAAGCAAAAGGAGTTTGAAAATGGAAGATAAAATAAGGAGCGAACAAAAACTCGATATCGAAGCTAAAAAAGAACTTATCGAGGAAAATAATTATGGATTAAAATATAATAGAGGAAGAATAAATGTAGTAAAAGAAAAGAATCTTAATAAAGTCATAGAAGATGTATTTGGCGACATAACAGGCGTGATTAAACACACGCTCGGTCCTTTTGGAGGAAATACACTTGTTACAGAATCATATGGTAATTCTGCAGTAATTCCTTCTAAAGACGGATACCGACTAATGTTAAACATTCATTATACTGATTTTGTTTATGATACGATATATCGAATTATTCGTGATATTAGTTCGAGAATGAATGTCGAGGTTGGTGATGGAACGACGTCGTCTGTTATCATTGCTGATAAACTGTATAAAGAGATTTATAATTTCTATTCGAAAAATGTTAAAATAACTCCTTACGGTATTAGAACTATTTTAACCAAAATAGAAGAAGTTCTAAAAAATAATCTCAAAGAAATTGGATTCGTTAGACCAATCATGTCGTTCAGCGAAGAAAAACGCGTAGAGCTTTATAAAAAGATCGCATCTATTGCTAGTAATAACGAATATGAAGTAGTAAATAATGTAGCTTCTATATACGAAAAAACGCATTCTGGCGATACGTACGTAAATATCGAGATAAGCGATAACGATGATACAGAGATAATAAGTGATGTTGGATTTGAGTTTCCTACCGGACACATACATAAATCGATGGCTACTGAATCAGACGGGGTAACAGCTCTTTACGACGATCCTAAATTTTTAATTATTGACGGACCACTTCTCGATAATGATTTAGAAGCGCTACAAACTTTTGTAAGAGTAGTATGTATGGAAGCTGGAAAACCGCTCGTTATCATAGCTTCCGAATATAGCCAGAAAATTCTAAATTTCCTTATTCAATGTAGAATTGGATTTGTTGAAAAAGAAGATTCGAAAGATATTATAAGATTCCCGATTATTGCGCTCATTATCAGTGGATCTGGAGATATTGGAAACGCACGATTGAAGGATTTGGAAGTATGTCTCAATGCTTCTGCTCTACCAACACAAGATGGCAAACTTATGGATCCGCCAAAAGATCCGGTAAAAATAATGAAGGTACTTGGTTCTGCAAAAAGAATTAAAACAGTTCCTTACTACTGTAGGATATTCTCACCGAATTCAAATGCAGAAGAAGTTAAGTACAGAATCTCCACACTAAAGAACGAAATCGACAAATTCGAATATAACGATCCTTTCTCGTCACAAGAACGTGTTGCTACTATAAAGAAACGTATCGCCATGTTGAGCCAAATGATGGTCACTATAAAAGTTGGTGGTATGACGAGAAAAGAAAAAGAATGGAAAAAATTAGTATATGAAGATGCTATTTATGCGGTAAGGTCTGCTATAATAAACGGTGTAACGATCGGTGGAAATATTTCTGTATCAGCATGTATAGATTTTTATAAAAAGATGTTAGTTGACGAAATCTATAACAATATAATTTCTTCAAAATGTGTCAATATAACTGTAGGTAATAATGAAGAGGATTTGTTATTTCTTATAAACACCATGCTCGAAATCGTCGGCAATTGTTTTATCGAGGCATATAGGATAGTGTTAAAGAATGCTTTTAGAAATGACGATCACGTTTCTTCTATTATTAATAATATCAAGAAAAGTTTTGGAAATATAAAGATTAGTCCTACAAGTATAGAAATATACAATCTCAATACAGATAGTTATGAAAAATTCGTTGATAAAAATGATAATTTTGCGAATTTGATAGTTCCAGGAAATACAGACACTGAAATATTACATTCTGTATTTAACGTAATCTCACTATTCTTAACATCGAACCAATTGATGTCTATACATTTTAACAAAGATTAATTGAAACGACCTCTTTCTACAACATGCAATATATACGATGTGAAATTATATATTATATATGTAGAAAGGAGGTCGTCATGAAAGAAATAAGAAGTAGAGTCGACCTCGAGGGCTATGAATTAGCGGCCCTTGAGGTCGACTCCGACGACGATGAGTCGTCGTCTTACGATTGCGAAATAGATTTTTCGTAGTCGTAACAAATGTGCACAGGTGGAGATAAACTCCACCTGTGCATTTGTCGACCTTTTTTTATTGTAATTTTTATTATTCGTAATAACCGTATAACGAAATTATATATTGTAATATTGTAAAAAGAACGGCCTGATAAATTATGTGGAGAGTGGTACCGACCTGTCGTTATTTAACGACCGTCGGAGAACCTGTCGCCAAATAGGCCGTTCTTTTATAATCCAATAGAGCGCGTAGGCGATGATCTCGAAAAAGGTGATCCGAAGCGCGCTCTATTGGATTAGTTTTCTTTTTTTTTTATTATTTTTTTATTTATATATTATAATATTGAACAAGGAATTCGTACGAATTCTAATCTTATACTATATTGGGGGAATTTTATGAGTAAGAAATTCTACGTTGAATTAATAATTGTCGCGATTGTAATTTTATCAGTAATTGCATATATAACTATTAAAAGTTGCGATAATTACGAACAAAATAAAATTGAAAAATCGATAATTTCTGATATAGGAAAAACCGAAGAACTACCGTCATTTTTCCTCGTGTCAGAAAATTCGATTGACGACGAATATCGTATTTTTGTAAATCCGTTTAAAAAGTATTTCACATTAAACGGAGAAATGATCTATTTTAGGGATTGTATAGTTCATTCTGATTCAGAGTTCAACTATATAGAACCTGAATTAGATGAAAGTGGTAATTACGTTAAAGTTACCGTCATATATATCGGAAACGGTAACTTTAAGAAAATAGTGGAAAGGATATCTCACAAACCTTGACTATTTCGACCATTTCGATTAATTATAAGACTACTGCTTTCGAGCAGTAGTCTTATAATAGTTATAATGAAAAAATTATATTTTTTTTGTTCATTACATTTATATCAACTTTAGCACCTGATAGTAATATTACATCAGCTGGCGAATTATCAAACTCGTTATTATGTGTTATAACGAAACAAGATTTGCAATTCATTTTTTCAAGTCTTTCTGTAAGTATGTTTAAAAACTGTTTTCTTCTATAATCGTCAAACATACCGTCAGCTTCGTCGAATCGTAATACGTTATACAATATTTTATCAGAATTTATTTCTAGTATAGCGAACGATATAGCCATTGCTAATGTAGAACGTTCTCCGTCTGAACACTGACTAGCGTCTTTTATGACTACACCGTCTTTTTCTACAACTATAGAAAATTCGTTATTACTTATTTTAAATTCTACTATTTGTAGAGAATTGTTCCAAATACTTTTAAGATCTTCATTTGTTAACAACTTTACTTCTTCTAGAAAATCGTTTATTAATAGTGCCGGATATCCTATTCTTGGAGACCAAACTTTTTGTAGTATTTCTAATTTTTCATAAAATTTTAATTTTTGACTTCTCATTTCTTCATATTGTTTCCTAGACATTATTTTCGATTGTATAGAGTTTATATTCTCTATGACTATTTCTAATTCTTTTTCTTTGTCTAATAAATTATTTCTAAGTTCGTAGTAAATGTTTTTTAAATGCGTTGTATAATACCACATTTTAGAAAATTTCTTAGCTTTATTCGTTTCATTCTTATGTAATTCTATTAACGATATTAGTTCTTTTTTTATAGATTCTATATTATCCGAAGAAGCTTTTATTTCTCTAAGTGTATTCAATTTATTTTTATTGGTTTCCAATAACGATATTATATTATTTCTCTTGTTATTAAGAATTTCTTTTTCATTAATGTACGAAGACATTTGTTTATTTATTTTGTCTTTCATCATGGAAGCGTTTTTCATACTATTTATACTTTCTAATTCTTTTTTTATTTTATCCATTTTTTCTGCATAGCTCGATATCAATAAACCTTCTTTCAATACATTGTTTATAGATTCGATTTTATTAATGAAATCTATAGTATCCACGTTAATAAATTTTATTATAGGTTCCGATAGCTTTGCTATCGCCAATTTATTTTTGTATAAAATATCGTTTATTCTAGAAATAGATTGTATATCTCTTTTAAAACTATCTATTTCTTCTTGTATAGATTTTAATTCTATATTTAATTTTATCTTTTTTTCTTGTAAATCTTCTATTTCCGATACTATTTTCTTTATTTCATTATCAGGATTTATTAATGTTGACAATTCTTTAACGAGATTGCAATTAGAAGTATTACACGAGTTAGGTTTTAAGTTTATAATACCTTTATCGAGTGTATTATTTTCTAGAAGATATATCCGTTTATTTTTCTGATCAATTTGTTCATCCAACGTCGCAATTTCTCTTTCCAATGTATTTATTCTCTGTTCATATTTAGATTCTATGATATCAGTCTTTTTATAGTTATTGATATTCCCTATATTTATAATTTCATTTTTTATATCAACTATCATTTCCAATAATCTTTCGTACGTTTCTGACGAAGCCAAAGCATATTCCTCTATAGAAAATTTATTATTTTTAGATTCGATTTGAATATTTTTTTCTAATAGAGAAAGTTCTGAATTTAGTTGTTTGTAAGATTCTAATATTTCTTTAAAATCTTTTATAGAATTAAACTCAGAGATATTTATACTATCAATTTTATTATTTATAAAATTTATTTGATTTTCTATATTAGTCAATTTTTCTTTATTAACTAAGTATTCTGTTTCTAATTTTTTTATTTCACTATCTACGTTTTTAGCAGAAACACTATCAAATTCTTTAACAAAATTATATTTTTCGTCTATAATTTTTTTGGTATCATTAAGCTTTTTTATCATTGATAAGAGTAAATCTTTATTTAAAAATCCATTATTAACTTTTAAAAAGAATTCTGATTTAGAGATATTATTTTTTAAGGTATCTATTTCTTTATTTAAAAAATCTTTTTTATAATTTAAATTCTTTAATTCGATTTCATAATCGACAGAAGATATTTTTGCTATTTCCCTGTCTATAGATTCTATTTCTTTTTTTATTCTATTAGCTTTTTTAGTAGCATTTTTGTATCCCTCGAGATATTCTTCTATATTTGGTAACCATGTAGATATATAAGAATTTCTTTCAGCCGGTTTCATTTCTATAAAATTTACAACCGTTTTACTTATATATCCTATATTGGTATAGTATTTGTTTAATCCAAATTCTATCTCGAGCGCTTCGTAGTAACTTGTAACTAAGCCGCTAGGATTTAATTCTATAGGTTCTTCGCCTGTCAATAGATTTTGTTTCTGTAAAAAACAAGTTGTTTTCTTTTCCGTATAAAATATTTTACACGTATATAGATATATATCATCTACGATCAGTTGTAATTCTTTGTATCCATCTTTTTCTGGAACAATTCTAGAACTATTTCTAAAATTTACTTGTTCTAGTGGAAATGGAGTTATTTCATTTATCAAAAACGATTTTCCAGATCCATTTTCGCCCAGTATAAGAATTATATTATTATCGCTACCAGTTCTATCTATTTCTATCGTTTCCAGTCCGGTAGTAGCAACTAACGGAGCAAAATTAGTTAAAATTATTTTTTTGACAACTACGGAATGTTTCATATATGCTCCTTAAAATTTCCTATTAAAATAAACTAATTTTATTATAGGAAGTACGTATTCAAAATAATTTTTGGTTTTGTTTATTTTTGATTCCATACCTCTATTTATATTTTTTAGATACACGGATTCTTCTATTAAAATATTTAACATATTATCTTCTTCCATTTCACGATAAATATTGTAATCGGTGGAATTTATATATTCGCTTCTAAATTCTATCAACGTATTTATTATTCGTTGCTGTCCTATAGAAAAATCGTTTTCTATCCTCTTTAAATATTTTTTTAGAAAGTTGTTCACAAAAGGAGATTCGTCTACTAATGGTTTACTAATACCTTTTATTCTTATAGTGTCAGTTTTGCTATTATACAAGATAGTTTTGTTTTTTAGAGAATACATGGATGTATAGTCCGAATTTTTATTAACAAACGTCAATAAACCGTTGTAAAACACTAATTTTCTCGGAATAATATTATACAACAAAATCGAGTCCGGCGTTGTTTCTATAAAATTGGAAGATTTAATCTTATTTTCTTTTATAAATACGTTAAACCATTTCACTATTACTTCAGATATTTTTGTATAGAGACTACTATCTTTTGCTACTAATTTTCCTATTTCTACTTTATAGTTTTCTTCAGTTATATTATTTTTTACGAGTATAGATTCGTCTATAAATTTTACAGCGTTATAATAAGCCTTCTTTATATCATACTCAGTTATTATTTTTCCAACTATTATCGAAATTGTTTTGTTTTTATTAATTTGTTTTGATAAATAAAAATCTTCCATAATAATCTCCTCAGATATATGTTTCGGACTGTTTAAAAAAAGAAATACAAATTAACGTTTATATGGAAGGATTTTTATATGCTCAAAATAGAAATAGACGATATACCAGAACCAGATTTAGAATTAAAGTATTATAAAATAAACAGCAAAATAATTAAATATTTTACAACCTTGGTAAGAGGATCGTACGAATATAGATTATATATAGATTTTTTAAAAAATATGTTAGAGATAAATGAATGTACGTTTTTTGAAAATTATAATATGAAGAACGGACTTACTATAGAAATACATCATTCGCCGTTAACGTTATATGATATTTGCGAAACTGTTGCTAATAAGCAATTCGAAAACAACGGAGGTTGGGTCTGTTCTTTTGACGTATGTGAGGAAGTAACTAGATTGCATTTTGAATTTAAAGTAGGTTTAATACCACTAAATCCGACAGCACACGAATTGGCACACGCCGAAAAAATTACTATATATCCATCAATGGTGTTCGGAGATTGGAATTCTATAGAAAACGAATATTCCAAATGGATGTCTGAGTCGGTTTCTATGAAATTGATAGATTTTAGAAATTTAGGAGATAAAGTTGAGAAACCCGAAATGTTTGAAAAGAATCCTGTTATGATAGAATCTAAAGCAATTAAAAGTATAAAAGATATGAATGTAGAAAAATTAATAATTTCAAAGAAAATGAAGAAATTAAAAGATTCGTAATAAATTAATATGTAAAATAGATATTATATTATCGAAGAAATGTGGTTGCGAGTTTTAAATACTTGCAACCACCTTTTTGTAGTTTATTTTTTTTATTTTTTTGGAGGTAGTATGAAGGATATTATTTTGAAAGTAGTAATTATTGCGTTATTAATAATAATACTATATTTTATTTTTGATAGCAAAGTCAGAGTAAAAGGTGTTTTTGATAAAATTGAAGAATTTAATAAAGGTTTAATTACAATAAATGATAGTTTAATTGTAATAAATAATGATTTGAATGACTTGAAAAATAAATTGAAGGAAGTAGATGAGGAAATGAAAGATATTAATGGGAGAACGATAGGGTTATTAGAAAGTATATCCAAAATCGATAAAAAAATTGTAGATATACGCACTGGCTTGAAAAAAGAATTTTCTTCTGCTCTAGCCGAAATCGGTTTTGTACCGATGAAACCTAATAATAACTCCTCGGCACCGACTAGTCCAGGAAATTTAATAACTGGCGGTAAACAATAATAAAAATAGGAGGTTTGTTATGAGAAACAACGATGGAAAAAATATATTCGATTTCTTGTTATTTATAATTTTTTTATTATTTATATTTTTGATCGTCGATAGAGCGGCTCCGCAAGATAATAGTTCGCAGCAACAATCACAAAATAATAACTACAACGGGAATTTTGAAGAACAGAAAGAATTGGATCCTGAAAAGAAATATGTTATAATTGTTGTTGGTGGTGTCTCTTATGTTAGAGAAATGCCTGAATCAAAAGAAGAAATGGAAAAATTGATATATTTTTTAGCAAATCTTGTGACGAATTTAGATAATTATTATCTCGTAAAAATCGATGAAATAAAAATTTATACAGAAAAATTAATTCCGGAAATAACAGATTTGGTAAATAAACAGAAAAATGTTATGATAACTATAAAGCAGATAGAAGACGACGTAGATAAAGTAGTAAAAAAATTAGGAATTTATCCTAAAGTATTAGCGTATTATCCTATCGGATTTGGTGCAGGTTTTGGTTTAATTTACACCTTTCCTAATTCAAACAATTCTATAATGGTTGACTTATCAGCATCTTTTTTAAATCAATTTGGTTTTACTTTTACTTTTACGTTTGGTTATGTTCTATGGTTGTGGTAAAATCTTGTGGGGGAGAATATGAAAAAACAAAATAAAGACGAAAATGATAAAAGTAAAATATTAGATATAAATTTTTTTATAGACGATATAAAACTGTTCGATAAGAATATAGACGAAAACGAAAAATTATATGAAGAATTGCATAATATGATGAACAAATTATCGAGTTCCAGTTTATATTCGGGTGGAAAAATACGAGATATTGCTGATATTGGTAAAACCTTGTCTTCTATAAGAGCTACTAACATCGAAGCTATAAATAAAAAAATAATGGCTAAGAAAACTGTCGCAGATATAGAACTTAAAAAGATGCAACTTGATAATGATACTGATAATAGTGATTTTAGTCGCCTTGCTAGAGAAATGATAAAAACAATTTATACCGAAAATGTTGGTAACACGAAGCCGTTTGACGTAGCTCCTACATATAGCGAAGCAAATTATTCTGAAAAAGATATACACGAATTGGATAAACGAGTTAAAAAAGAACTAGAAGAAGGAAATATAAAATTAACTAAAAACGATAAAGCTATGAAATATTCTTTGACTGGTGTAAACTATAAATATGATGTAAACAACGACAGAGTGTTGGTGTACGATAAAGTAACCGGAGAACTCATAGAAGATTATCCAGAAGAAAGAATACCTTTTAAGAAAAAATTAAAAGAAGACGATAAATACGCATATTTCGAAAACGGTTTTAAGTTAGAAAAAATATAGTAGGAGATATATATGAGAATAGACGATTTGATGCCTACTAAATTATATGAGATAAATATATTAGCACTCGATAAAAACGGAAACAAAGTATCGGATATTTCTAACGAAACAAAAACTTTAATGGTGTATGTAGACGAACTGTTTGTTGAAAAAGCTACTACTCCGTTGCTAACAACTGAGGAAGAAGATTTATATACTGTAGACGAATTCGATATCAACTACGATCCGCAAAATCCTCCTCCTAAAGTCGAGGCTGTGGAAAAACAATATGAGTATCCTATATACGAAGCCAACAAAACAGCTCTCATACCGTTTACACCAAATATTACTATTAAAACAGAATTAAATACCAATCAAATTAATACGTTTAAGAAATTTTTTTTAAGTAGATATGAAAAATATGAAACTGGAATTCCGAAAAGTTTGAGTTTAACATTTAGAAACATTTCTGATAAAGATAAATTTTTCTTAGATGAAGAATTTTGTGAATTTATAGTTCAACGGTTTAATGAAATATATATAAATGGTGGTAGTGGAGAAGTTGTTTTATCTCTCCATAAACTTAAAAGTTTAAATGACACTATAGAATTAGACAATTTAAAAATACTTGCTACTGGAAAAACAAATTTGTCTGTAAAAAAGAAGATATCTTTGGAAAACTGTATAATCAGTAAACAGATAAACGATAATTCTAAAAATTTTACTATAACGTTTTTAACATCGGAAGGATTAAGTTTTGTAAATACAAAATTTGAGCAATATGTAGGAATAATTTGTGGACCGTCTGCAGATGTTTTATCGGCGGAAGCTTTTAAAAATAATAATATAACTATAAACGGTTTGTATATAGAAGATAAAGCTGTAAGAGAACTTAACAAGGGTTACGCATTATTCTATATAAATCAATTTAATGAATGTAATATTATAAATTGTAAGATGTCCAATTATAGATTGGATAATACTATTTTTGATATAAATGGCGTTCCTACTATAAATATACACGATTATGAATATAACACTGAAGAAAAAGAAAATGTTCCAGCAATCAATTTTGTTATGACTAAACCTAAAGAATTAAATATAGAAAATATTACAGTAAATTATGTAGACAGTTCTATGGAAACTATCATACGATCCGGGAGAAATATAATAAATTCTGCTGTAGATATTAAAAAACATTCGTTTATAAAAGTATATCAATTACAAGCTATAGCAAGAATTACTATTATGAATTCGTCTTTTTTGAACGTAATACCTGTTGTTGTAGACAAGGATGTGATATTTGGAAAATTTACTATAGTTAATACAAATATTTTACACAAAGAAAAATTAGAAGTGATGAATGGAAATCCCCAATCGATTTCGATTCTAAACAGTTTGATAAAATCCGAAAAATCTATTTTCATAAATGGCGGAGAATATAATATATCAGAAACTTCGTTAATTTCTTCCGATGAAAGCGTTACTATATCTTCTAAAGACGAAAATACTTTTATATCGAATACTGTTGTAGAATGTAGGAAAGGTAAATTTGCGTTTATATCTGGTAGGAAAATATCTTCATTCTTTAATGAATTAAAAGTATTTTCAAACGACTTTTTTATAGATGTTTTAGAACCTAAAAAAATAAAAAGTGTTAGAAATAAAAAACCTCGCAACGAATACGATTCTGAATATGTAGAAATAGGAGAAATAGACGATCCTAAAGATACGTTAAGCAATAGTATTACGTTTGACAACGTTTCTATCGAATCTGATAGAACTGTGACTGCTAAAAATATAAATAGATTAGATATTAATAACAGTGTTATATACGGTCAAAATATTAATTTTGATAAAATAAATTTTGGGAATTTTTTAAATGGAACAATTGTTTGTAGAAAAAATGTAGAATCGATAAACTTTAACAAATGTAAATTTGAAAATAATCTTATGTTTTATCTTTATAATTTTAAAATTAATAATTCGTCAAAACTTAATATAGAAGATTCTTTTGGCGAAGTAAAGTTTATAATTTACAATCAATATCCGGAATCTACAAAAAAATTACAATTATCGACGTCTGTGAAAAATTGTTACTACGGAGGAAATCAACTAAAAATAATATTTGATAGCAACGAATCTAAAGAAAATAACGGAAAAACTGTTGTTAATTTTAAATCCGATAACAATAGAAAACTAACTATATTTAGCGAATCTGAAAATGTAATTATAGTTCCGTCTAAAGAATCTAAAGATTGGAATCGTTTCAAGAGACATAAAGGATTTTACGACGACGATCCTGAACTTGTTACATATTATTGATAATAAGATGGCGGAATTTTCCGCCATCTTATTATATTCCATGAAAAAATTAAAATATTTTACGATTATATATTATTACAGCGCCTTTAACATAAAATAGAATTTTACGGAGGAAAAGTATGCATTTTCACAAATCATACAAAATTTCGATCGAAATATCAAATCTTTTGATTATTAAGGGAGGTTTAAATGTCTGAGATTAAAGCACGTATGAAAATGATTGAATTTTTAGAAAAATTGGCGGAACAGTGGGAAAATCCTCTACCTTGGACGTTTTCCGCTAATAATGAAAACGATGAAGTGTCATTGACAAAGACTTTGTTAGTAGGAAAATGTATATATTGTGGCAAGGAGATTTTGAGAACCCCAGACGGATTCTTGTCTATGAAAGATAAACAAGGATATTCTTGCGGGTGTCGCCTAGAAGTGAAGACTAAAGAAGAAAAACTTGATAAAGAAACTACAAACGAGAAAAAAGAAATTGATGCTAACGAAAATAGAGAAACTGAAGAAAAAGAAAATAAAGAAAATTTTGAGAGAGAAAGACTTGAAAAAGAAAGACTGGAGAAAGAAGAACAAGAAAGAATTGATAGAGAAAAAGAAGAGAAGAGAAGAAAAATAGAAGAGTTTCTAAACAAAAAGAAAAGCGAAATCGTTCAGTATATAAAAGATAATGTCTTTGAAAAAGAAAATTATAAAGATCTAGGTTTGGTATTATTTGAGGAAAATATAAGTGAAGAAGATGTCCATATTTCGGAAGAAGGAAATTCTATTCTCGTACGTGTAAAATGTAATGTCTGTGATACTGTGCACGATTACCGTTCGGAAGAGTTATTACCAATATCTTTCAACGGTAAGAAAATACATTCATGTAAAACGTGCTCTAAAGAGATAATGAGAGATGGCGAATTTAAAAGATTTGTCGATGTTGTTAAATCTTATTTAAAGGCAAAGAAAGTAGAATATGTAGAAGACGAAAAGATCGTTAATGCAAACGATCCGTTGAAATTCAAGTTGAAAGACGGTTCTATATTAGAAACTACTTTTAAAGAATTTGTAGAAGAGTATGGAGAAATCGACGACGTTAATAAAGAATTTATAGTAGAAGATGAAAAAGAAAAAGAAGAGCTCGATAAAGAAATTGAAAAAGAAAGCATTGTAAACGAAGAAGAAAACGATGTCGATGAAGAAATTTCTGAAGAATCCGAACATGACGAAGATAATTCTAACACAGAAGAATCTTCGGAGGAGGAGAAAGAATTAGAACCTTTTCGAGAAAGAGAATCTAAAAAGAAAGTTCTCGTTGTTGACGTTGATAATCTTGTCGATGATTCTCATATTGCTGATTTAGAGAAAGAGCGAAAGCGTGAAGAATCTAAGAGGCGAGCAAAAGAAATTTTTGTCGACGAAAATGTTTTACATTATAAGAATCCTCTAGAAGATCTCGTCAATCTAGAAGAAGAATTCTACGAAGGTCCTTTTGGAAGATTCTTTGTAGAACTACACAATAAGACAGGAATAAATTATAAACTAAGAATAAATAAGAATACTTTAGAAATTCCATTTGTGGAATTTGAAAATGGATTTAGATTTGTTTGTATAAATCTAGATGAACCTTCTCTCTATAACATAAATCCTTCTTATGTATCTAGCAGGTGCGATTTCTTCTATAAAGAATATAGGAACACATTTAAGACTATTTTCCTATATAGCGATTGTGTGAGATATAGAAAAACCGCAACCATGAGAGCTATAATCAAACATATAGCTCCGGAACTGTGTTTTGAGAACGGTGCTCTAGTAAGTATTAGAAAGAACTTTAAATTGTTCTATTCTACTGATAGAAGAATTGCTGTAGAATTTGAGAATAGACACTCGCCAAATCCTAGAGGAAAACCAGTTTCTAGTAGCGGAATAATTTCTCTGATGGCGAAATCTGACGAAGTTAAAAGAGATAGTGAAACGATGAACATGCTGTTCTTGAAGAAATTCTTGAGCGGCGATAAAGGAATCAGCTACAATGATCTTGGTAAAGAATTTTCTCTCTACACGTTTGCAACTATTAGGTATATCGACAAGTTAGATAAGTTGACAAATACGATAACTGTCTATGTTACCGATTACACCGAAACGACAAAAACTATGGTTTCTGACGGTCTGTATATCGGTATAGTTGCAATAATGAAAGAGATGAAGCTTAAATATCCAGAAGTTCCGTTCGAATATGATTTTACTAAGATAAGGATTATTGTAGAAAGAGATGTTTCATATATACCGTCTCCAACAGTAAGAAGATATTTCGAGGAAGATGGGGAAACAGAACCTTTACTCGTTCCGTTCACAGCAGAGAAACGATTCCTGTTCGAGGGAAAATTCACACAACCCATCGACGTCGCATGGATCAGATTACCAGAGTTCAGGATCAGAGAAGAAGATAATTTTAGACAAGATTATCGTTATTTCGAAAAATTAGGAACTATGATAACTCTTCTCAGTGCTGATATTAAGAAGAGTGGAGTACAAATAAGAACGGATGAACAAAAGAATAAATTCTTATTCGAATCGGGTTATAGAAAAATTTTACAATATCCTATCGAAGAATATTTAGCAGATCCAATAATATTTACTAAAGCGATGTACGAACCGGAATTGATCTCTATGGTAAAGATTAATTTTAATAATTTAGGTTTTTAAAAATTAAAATTAATTAGAACTATATATTATTCGCTAGAAGTTTGGTAAATTTTGCAATATTTCTTGATAAAAATCGATAAAAAAGATACTAAATAAGGCAAAATTCGATTATAAAAAATTATAATGGGATATACATATAAATGAAAATAAAAGAGCAGGATATATTCGATTTAATTAAATTGGTTTGATCTAAGAGAATATCTGTACTTGATATTCGGTAAAAAAATTCACTAAAATCTTTTAGGAGGTTTACTATGGCTTTAGATCCTATGACACTTATGCTTATGCAGCAGCAGGGCGGCAAAATTGATCCTATGATGCTCGCTATGCTTAGCGGCGGTAAAGTAGATCCCGCTATGCTCATGCTCATGAATCAGCAGGGCGGCAAAATTGATCCTATGATGCTCGCTATGCTTAGCGGCGGCAAAGTAGATCCTGCAATGCTCATGCTTATGAACCAGCAGGGTGGCAAACTCGATCCTATGATGCTCGCTATGCTTAGCGGCGGTAAAGTAGATCCCGCTATGCTCATGCTCATGAATCAGCAGGGCGGAGAAATCGATCCTATGATGTTTGCTCTTCTTAGCGGCGGAAAGATCGATGCTACAACACTTATGCTCATGCAGCAGATGAAGAAGAAAGAAGGCGGTTCCGAACAACAGGCTGGTAAAGACGGAAAGCCGGTTCGCCCTCTTTAATCGATGAATAAAATAGTACTAGAGGCTTAAAACCTCTAGTACTATTTTTTTAAAATTTTACTTTGGAGGGATAAATGCTAGTATTAAGAAGTTGGGAAAAAAGATATTTATATGAAAAAGAAAACAATTTGTTAACTAATATTAAGAACGAAGTATTTATCGATAGGAGAACTGTAAAAACTACAGAAGATGGTATATGCAGTGACAAACTTGGTGGTATCATGCATACCGATCGCGATAGTAATAAAGATACTATCCGCGAATACAGTTGTGAGTGCGGAGCTCTTTCTTGGAAATTTGTTGAAGGAGAAATTTGTGAAAAATGTGGAACCGTCGTAAAGAAAAAATATACGGCGGAAACAAGACGAATGGGATGGGTTGATCTGTCTCCATATTTTATAATACAGCCGGGCGCATATGAATTGATCGCCAAAGTAGTTGGATCGAAAAATCTTATTAACATCCTGAAATACGATGTTAGTATCAATATAGAAGGTCTCTTGGATATGAAGAAAAAGAATCCGAGAGAAAAATATAACGGTATCGGAATGATTGAATTCCGAAAAAGATTTGCAGAAATATTGACGTTTTATGCAAATATAAAAAAGAATGTTTCTGATAGAGAATTACAATTCTTAATAGATAATCAAGACAAAATATTTTCTAGATTCATACCAATAACACATACATACTTGAGACCTACCTATTTATCGACAAATTCGAAGATGATTTCTTACAATAAAATAAATTCTTATTATCAAAAGATAGTATCAATTTCTAAAACTATAAAGAAAAATAATTCGAGTACTGTATTGAATCTCGAAAATTTGTTAGCCATTCAAATGGTTCTACAAGAAATGTATTTGTATGTGATAAAGAAAATGCTCAGCGGTAAAGAAAAGCTAATTCGATCTAAGATCCTAGGATCGAGATTAATGTTTTCTGGAAGGTTCGTTATCAGATCTCTGACGGGCGAATATGCTGGATTAGACCATATAGTATTAAATTATAAAGGATTTATAGAATTATACATTCTAGAAATTCTAGCAGCTATGCGAAGAGGTTATGGAAATCCAGCATTTAAAAATATGACTGTGTATGAACTGTATGAATATATTCAGCGAGCAAAATATTCTAATAAAGTAGATGAAGCTATCTATAGTATAATAGAAGAAATGATAAAAAGAAGAGGTGATACGCTGAGAGTTTTAATAAATCGAAATCCGACGTTCGACCTTGGCTCTATACAATGTATGAAAATAGTTCACGTTACCAAAGATGCTAACGATACTACTATGGCTATACCGCTTACGAGTTTAGCTAGTCTAAACGCAGATTTCGATGGAGACGTTTTAAATGTTTATTGTATAAAAGAAAAGAGTCTTATAAAAGCATTTGAAGAAGGTTTTAGTCCTAGAAACTTGATAATTGATAAAACAGGAGATTCTTATTTCAATCAAGACTTCGGTCTTATAAAAGACATGCTTACCAATTTGTTTACATTTATGGCCGATGATTCGGAAATACTGTTATAATAATTTGTATCAACTGAACAGATACTAAAATGTATCTGTTCAGTTTATTTTTTTATTCTTAGTAAAACATACTATTAGGAGGATTCTAATAAAATGGATAATAATAACAAAGTTTTATATTTCACACTATTATTTTTTGTAATCTATATAATATTCTTTTCTATGATTACATTGTATTTATTATATATTGGCAGAAAAAAAGAATTTGGAGATAAAAAAATGAATAGTGATTTTGTATTATTTGAATTGGATAAAATTATAAATATGTATTTGATCACAAAATTGTTTGATATATCAGAACCATTATCTTCTTCAAACGGTATTATATTATTTTTATCAAATTTTACTGAAAGAGATAAACTCTCAAATATAACAAAATCTGTTATGTATTCCGTAGAAAAAAATTTGTCAAAATTTATGAAAGATGAACTATTGTTGTTTTTTGCAAACGAAGATAATATAATGAACTATATATCGAATTCTATATTGAGTAAAACTACAACGTTTTTTCAATTCATTATGAAAATAAGAAATGATGTTGAAAATATTAATAAAAATAATAATTATACAAAATTATCTGCGGAAGATCTTATATTTTCTTACATTTCTTCAGAATATCAAAAAATTTATAACTGTTCAAATTTATTTCTAAACGTTTCCGGAGCGAATGTATACGTTGAAAAAAATATAAATGATCAAAATTCTAAATAATATTAAGTTAGGAGGTTCACGTGTCAATAATAAAAAATAAATTGGCTACTTATCTAGATGATGAAGAAGATTCATACATAAGTGTAGCAAACATAACTGGATTTACACTTATAGATTACTTCAGCGGGTATTCAACAGATAATATTTACGGATTTCCTACTATAAACGGAGGTTTAGTTCCTTCATTGATTTCTATGGTAGGAAGTTCTGCAACAGGAAAAACTACATTAGCTATACAGATGATAGGTGGTGCTCTAGAAAATTGGAGAAGGGTTAGCGGTAAGAACGATACCGGAGAATTTATTTTCTTCGACGTCGAACACAATACACCGATAAATCGTATAAAAAGTATTTTGAACTGGACAGATAGAGACATATTAAATAATCTAGAATATATAGATTATACAAATTCGATGTTAGATATTTATAATAAAATAAGAACTATCGCGTATGAAAAAGAAAAAAATAAAAATTTACTTTTACACGAAACAGAGTATAGAGATATAGATTCTGATAGTTTGACGGTATATGCCCCGACGTTTGTTTTAGTAGATTCTGTAGCGGTGTTAACTTTTGACATGGAAGAATTTGAAATGGATAAAGATGGAAATGTCAAACATGCTGAAAATCTTTTTAATAACACGGACGGAGCAAAAGAAGCTAGAGGAATAATTTCTCTAATCAAAAAAGTAAAAGTATATTTGAAAAAATATAATATAGTTTTATTAATGATAAATCATATCACGAATCAAATTGTTATGAACGCGTATGATATGCCTAAGAAATTTTTGCCGTTTTTGAAACCTGGTGAAAGACTTAAAGGTGGAGACGAAATGATTTTCCAGTCATACAGCATTCTGAATCTGGAAGGAAAAGAAAAAATTGATGAAAAGAAACCTATATATGGGGATGACATTAGAGGAATGTTGGTAAAAACAACGTTCATCAAAAACAAAGGTAACATAGAAGGTTTGCCTTTCACAACGGTTTTTGATCAGAAAACTGGATTTAGACCGGAATTAAGTGATTTAGAATTTCTATTAGAAAAAAATTATGGAATATCTGGTTCTCCACTATCATATAAATTGGATATATATCCGTCAGTATCATTTACACGAAAATCTGTTTTAGAAACATGTAAAGAAAATTTGATTTTTGCAATGGCTCTCAAACTTACTGTAAAAATATATTTATATTCTGTTTTGACAATCGGTAAAGATGCGCCAGATCTAAAATCGTTTGCAGAAAACGTTAGTGAAGAAAAACTTAAATTATTTATTTACACATATTCGGAACTGTATCCGGGATATCTACATCACGATACAAATATTGATGTAGAAAAGATGTACGAAAAACTTTGGATGTTTAACGGTTCTGATTTAAACATTTTCAGTAATGTTAACGTAACAAAATTCGATATTGAGAATTTTAAAAAAGATGTAGAAATTATAGATGGAGTTTCTACAGAAATAGAATACGCTAATGATAATTATAAATTTGTGACTCCTTTAGAAGGAGTGGTTGTGAATTGTGAAGATGAGAAATTATCTTATACAGTTCCGCAAGAAGATTAAATATAAATTAATTAATACTGGGTATATAATTTACCCAGTATTAATTAAATATAAATTAATTATATATTATCATTTTGCGTAACAAAACATTATAGGGAGGAAATAATGGGTCACAGAAAAGAAGATATGGAAAAGTTGGATCAAACCTTTTCCGGAAAAAAGATTGAAAAAGCATTAACTATATTAAACATGACCTTTCCTAATAAAACTAGCGGAAACAGAGCACAAATGTTTTCTGCTCATGTTGAACAGATGAATATGTTGAATAATCCAGAACATCCGAGAGTGTATACTGGATATGAAAACAGATTTGGTGAATATGCCGATAATCATAAGTTTGCGGAAGAGTCTTATGAAATTGTAGGCGTAGTAGAGAAGAACTATGGTGCTAGAAATAGATTCGCGTATGTGTATATACTTAAAAATTTAATAACCAATGAATATAGTGTTTACGAAAATATTCATTATGAAAAATTATCAGAAGTACACGGTTATATAAAACCATATGTACAAGCAGACTTTCTCAAAAAGAGATCTATAATTCCTAAAGGTACTCTTATAAGTACTACAAATAATTTTGACGAATACGGAAATTATAATTATGGAATTAATGCGAAAGTTGCGTACATGTCGTTGCCGGAAACCGAAGAAGACGGTCAAGTATATTCAGAATCTTTTGTTAAGAGAAATACTTTTTGTATGATAAACAAAATCAGCATAACTCTTAATATAGGCGATTGTTTACTTAACATGTACGGAGATTATGAGAATTATAAATCTTTTCCAGATGTAGGAGAAGAAGTTAAAGACGGAATTCTTTTAGTGAAAAGAAGGGTAAATAATTTTAATATCAGTTCCGAATTAACTTCTGATAGCTGCATGAGACCTATGATAAATGATCAGTGGTATTATGGCGAAGGGGAACTAATAGATGTTATAATACACGTTAACAATCAAGAAGAGTTGATGAAAAATAAACATCGTGAACAACTCCTTAAGTATTACACGATTCAATATAATTATTATAAAGAAGTTCTCAAAATAATAGAACCTATTATAAAAGATAGAACAAACAAATGTTCTTTCAAAATGAAACATTTGTATGAACAAGCTTCTGACTATGTAGAAAATTTTAGTTTAAATTCTGAAAAGAAAACTAAAATTAAATTTAGTTCCAATACAGGAGTATTCGAGTTTGCACACATCACATTTGTATTAGCAAAGACTGCTTCTCTATCGTACGGATATAAAATGACTGATCGGTTCGGTGGAAAAGGCGTATGTTGTGCTATATGGCCGGACGACAGAATGCCAGTTGACGAATATGGAAATAGAGCTGACGTAATATTATCTCCTCCTGGAATTGTAGCCAGATTGAACATAGGTCAGAATTTTGAACACGAGATAAATTATATATCGGAAATACTTAGAAAAAGAATGTTGTTTATGAAACGAGACGAAGCGTTCGAATTACTTAGCAGTTACATCTCAGATATAGATTTAGTTCAAGGAAAACAATTGAAGGAATATTATTATAATCTTTCCGAAGAAAACAAAGATAAGTTTATAGAAGAGACTAAGACGAAAGGCATATTCGTACAACAACCACCGTTTCACAACATTTCTTTTGAACAACTCGAATATATTTATAATAAATATAATATAAAGGTTTCCAATGTCAGAATAAAGAGAACATTCCCAAATTCTAGAACTACTCATAAAATGCCCATAAAAGTAGAAAAATTGGAAGACGAAGAATTGCAGTTTATAATGGCAGTTCCACACAGATTAGATCCTAATAATATTCCTAATCCGCACTATCCGAAAGAAAAAATATCGGATGGTTACATGTTTGACGATTTTATTTATATACCTGACGGGGAAGGTGGATATGATGTAATTGATAGAACAACTAAAGATATTTATAAAAACATCATATCTAATGCTGATCTGTATAGAAGGATATATGATAGAAATGTCGGTGTTTCCGTCGATGAGCGAGGGCAGCTTGTGAGAGAATATATTACAAAACGACCAGTAATAATTTCTGATAAATATATGATTCTTCTAAAACATAATCCCGAGAGCAAAATGATTGTCAGGTCTTTAGGATCTGTAAACCATTTAGGATTGCCACAACGAACAGTTAGATCTAGTAACATCGGACCATATTCTACAACTCCTATAAAGTTTGGAGAGATGGAATTAAATAATATGCTGATACGCGTTCATCCGGCGCTAGCACATAGATTCATATCAACGATGGCTACAAACATAGATTTAAGAACTAGGTTAGTTTCTATGTTGTTGGAAGAAGATCCGTTCGAAGCACACGATTTGGATATAAAATCCGAAGATATAGTAGATGATATACCGGGAGTAGTTTTAGATGCATTATTGTTCTCTGTTGGATTGGGATTAGAGTAAACGACAACGAATAACCGCGCTTCTTAGCGCGGTTATTTTTTTTCAACATCTTAATAGATACTAGTATTTTGTTTTGGAGGAATAAAATGATTGTAAAATTTGTTGATGATATATCTTTAGAAGAATATGAAAATTCTATGAAAACGGAATCGGTGTATGTTATTTTATTTTCGGAAGACAGATCATCTTTTGATAGCAAAGTTATAAGAGGAGTTACTAAAAGTTTCTATACACATTCTGCTATATCGCTCGATAAAGAACTGACTGCTGTGTATGAAATGAAATCCGACGGTATGAATAAAACTAATTATAAAAAATTTGTTATCGGGAAAATACTGAGCGAAAGAATGATAACGGTATACGAATTAAAAATAAGGCCGGAAGAAAAAGAAAATTTAATTTATTTTTTAGAAACTATGTATAAAAATAAAATTAAATATGATAGTAATACTATATTTTCTTTAAAAATTTTCAGAAACAAAGGTTATTTTAAATCAGAAGAAGATTATGATAAATTTGTTAGAGAAAGTTTGAACAGAGATAAATATATTTGTACGACATTAGTAATATCTTCGCTAGCTTATTCGTCTAAAGAAGTTTATGAATATATTTATAAAAATAGATATGATCCTTTTAGATCTATTTTTAATGTGATACAAAATATTCCCGGTTTAACTCCTATTTATGCTTATGATATGACTACGTGGAAAAAGTATAGAATATAAAATATTTCTAACAGGCTTTGTCCTGTTAGAAATATATTGTTTCATTAACATATTATATAGTAAATCATTGTTCTCAATATATAGGAGGAATTAGTCATGGCTACAAAAACCGATGATTATAAAATAAAAAGAAAAAGATATGTTGCCGAAAAGAAAATAATAGATTTTCTTTTAGATGTAGATAAATCAGGGTTCAACGCAAATATTTATAAAGAGTTGTTTGAAAAAATGAGTGACAAAGAATTTGATAAATTTATGAGAGACATATTAAATGACGAAGAAACTTTGTGTATAGAAGTAGACCAAAATAAACCGGGAGAGGGTTATCCGACTGTAAACGAAATAAAAAATTTAGCAGACAAATATAATATACAGTTGGAAGAATACGTATATTTTCCTCACAAAAATCCTGAAGAACCAGAAAGACCATTAAGAACTTATTCTAAAGTTCCTATCATTATGGTCACCATAAGACGGTTACAACAGATAGCTGACAACCAAAACGCAGCATCTAACGATACGAGTGTGGTAAATCTTTTGACAGGTCAGGTCACTGGAAAATCGAAAGCCGCTGCTATTAGTAACATGGAAACAATTTCGTTGTTGTCGATAAACAATCTAAATAGTATTAAAGAATTTTTAGGGCCGAGATCCGACGATCCGGTTGCTAAAGCCCAGATGTTGGAAAATATAAATTTAACTGGAAAATTTTATTTGAAAGACGTCACTACTCGTTTCGACAACAAACAGAGTATAAAAACATTGATATCTTTTTTTAGAGGAGCTGGATTAGAACCGATTATAAAAACAAAAGCTGAGGAAGAAACGGAGAAAGAAAAATGATAATTCATCAAACGTATTTTTATTTATATATTATCTTCAGATATATAGCGGAGGTAAGTTATGGATAAAAATAAATTAGTTAAGCTTCTATTAAAATATAGAAAAGCTTATTATGAAGGAAACCCACTAATATCTGATGAAGAATTTGATGAATTAGAAGATCAATTGCGAGAAATAGATCCAGAAAATAATTATTTTTCTTTGGTAGGTTCTAAAGAGACGAGCTCTGGGGACGACATTGTTTTTCACAAGTATCCAATGTTGTCTATGAGAAAAGCTAAAAGTATAGACGATTTATATAAATGGTTAAAAGGTATAAATTGTGAAAGTGACGATATGGTAGTTGAACCGAAAATAGACGGTATTAGCGCTACTTGTAAATATAACAATAAAGGAATACTCGAATATGTTGCGACGAGAGGAGATGGAAAAGAAGGTAGAAAAATAATGTATGGAGAATATATAAAAGATATTCCTAGTAAAATTTCTATCACCGGCGAAGAGATAGAAATACGTGGAGAATTATATATTCCGAAAAACTCAAAACTATTAAAAATTGATGAATACGCAAACAGTCCATTGAGAAATTTATGCTCCGGAATCATAAAACGAAAAGATTTGAGTAAAGAAATAGAATATGTAAGATTCGTAGCATATGATATTATATTTTACAACAAACAGAGTATTTATGAAGAAAAAACCGTGTCTAAGAAATTAGAATTTCTCAAGACTATAGTAAAAAATACAGTACCTCATTTTATAACTACTTTTAAATTAAATATGAAATCTTCTCCAGATTTTATATTTAAAAAATATTTAGATGAATATAGAAAAGAGTGGGAATATGAAACAGATGGTTTAATATTCGTTATAAATAATACATTGAAACATCAAAAAATAGATATGATGAGAATAGTAGATCACCATCACCACTATTGTATAGCATTAAAACCGCCGTCAGAAAGTAAACTAACAGAAGTAGTAGATATAGAATGGGAAGTTAGTAAAAACGGATATCTCATACCGACCGCTATTCTCAAAAAAGTTGAAATAGGCGGTGTTGATATAGAACGTGTTACTCTTAGTAATTTTTCTAAATTTTTAGAATACAAACTAGGAAAGAATACTGTTGTAGAAGTAGAGAGAGCTAATGACGTAATACCTCACTTAGTAAGAGTCGTGGAAAGAAAGAACCATTTGTTCGAAATACCAAATGTTTGCCCGTCGTGCGGTTCGACTCTCTATAAAGATGGTGTAAACCTTGTTTGTAAAAATAGAGATTGTAAAGATAAAATAATAAATAAAGTATATTCCTGGTTTAGTAATCTCAATGCAAAAAATATTGGTATAAAGGTAATAGAAGATTTATATGATGCCGGTGCAATAAAAGGTATATCGGATATGTATAAATCTAACATTTCCGAAATACTTTCTCTATTACCAGGATATAGTAAGAACGGTACAAAAATATCTAAGATAGTAGAGTCTATAAATAATACTAAAAATATAACAGAATTAGATTTGATATCAAATATAGGTATTCCTGGCGTCGGTAGAAAAATGTTGGAAAAAGCCGGAATAGTTTCTATTAACGATATTATTAAAATACGAAAAGATAATTATGCCGACAAAGATTCTAGTTTATATAGAAATATAAAAGAATGGGTAAACGACGACGGTAATTATAATGAATTATTAGAATTAAAGAATATAATTTCTAGTAATAATATAATATTAATACCGGG